CACGGAGGGTCGGGGGTGCCGCTCTCGGCCCGGCTGAGTTGGTCGGGATGGTCCGGGTCCAAGTAGCTGCCGAAACCCTCGATTCTCTCCCGAATCTCGTTTCTGGTCATGTCTTGCCCATCTCCTTATCGATCTCTGCCAGAAGGTTTTCTGTGAAGGCCTTCTCCACCTCTGCGTCTGGCGGGATGTGCGGGAATGCCCTTGTCCTGGTCTTGTTCTTCCGGAAGAATTCCGCGCCGGTGATCTCGTGGCCGTCCTGGAGCAGGTGAGGGAGGCCCGGCTTTTTCTTCTGGTAGATTTCTCTCCCGTAGGCCCCGATGCGCTCGCTGGTCTTTCTGGAAGTCCAGCTTTTGGCATAGACGCCGGTCCTCTTCGGGGACTTCTGTCTTGTCTCTTTTAAAGTCTCTTTCGATGTCTTATCGACAGCCGTTTCGAGAGCCGTGATCGATGCAATCCGGACTGCTTCCAGAGACTTCTGCACGGCCTCCTGCAGTTTTCCCGCTGTCTGGATCTTCACATCAGCCATTTGAACGTCTCCTGTATGTGACCTGCGCCGCAGAGAGTGAGACGAGGAGGGAAACCGGCTTGGTGTCCTTCCTGTCGACCTGTTTGACTTCGTACTGGGTGCCGTCGGAGTCGACGAAGATATCGCCTTCCGTGATGTCGGTCCGTTCCGGGACGAGGATCGCTTTCCGGAGCTGCGTTCCCGCGATCATTGCCTCCCAGAACCGATACATGCCGACGGTCGTCTCCGCGAAGTGGATGATCTTCTGCTTCTCCTTGACGAGCCTGCGGTCGGATACCTCCCACGATGTCCCCCAGCCGTCTGTGTAGGTCTGGAGGTTAGTCGCCTTCGGTTTCAGCATCGCCCTCTGCCTCCGTGTTCTCTTCCGGTGTGTAGCCTTTGGCTGCGGCCCATGTCCTGAGATCATATTCTGATTTGATCTCAACGATGTCCTGCGCGAAATCCGTCAAGAAGGTCTCTGCAGCTCCGGCCTCGGCCCTCATGACGTAGTCACACAGGAGCTGGCCGCAGCGTGTGCCGGGCTCGCATCCCGCATCCGGATCCGCGTAGCGGTTGAGCAGGTCTTTTCCTGCCGCACCCTCTGCGCGGATCCTGGCTTCCGTGTCTTCATCCGGCGTGTAGGTGACATGCAGCGCCCGAATGAGCATCTTATATACAGATTCAGTGATCGCCATCATGCCACCTCCGTTTCAGATGTGCTTATGCTTCCTCTTTGGTCTTCACGGTTCCCTTGACCTTGACCGGAGTCGCGTAGTCCTCCAGGCCGGAGATGTCAAGGTTGATGAAGCTGGTGTTGTCCACAGGGCGGCCGCCGCCGTACACTCTGGTGGTGTAGACTCTGTTGTCCTGCAGGAACTGGTTCTCGTCGGAATACTCGATGATGCCGGACTGGCCGCCATTGATGGCCGCGAAGTAATTCTCCGCGAGGCCGACCTTGGCGCGGCCTTCTGCCACAAAGGGAGAGGTGACAACTCTGGTCGGGAAAGCGCGGTCGATCATGTTCTGAATGCCGGCGGTGGTAATCACCTGCATCGCGGGCCTGATCTTCTTGATGTAGTCGACAGGGTTGACGACCATCAGGACCTCGCTGATGTTCCTGTAGTCGCCGTTTGCATCCAGGAGGAGATTGTCGGCGATCTTGTCGCGGTATCCATCCCATGTGGTGATGGCTTCGGCAGTCTTCTCGGTATATACGCCATCGGTGGACTGTGAGACATCGAACGCAAGGCCGATGAACTGGTCTTTGCCATTGCCCTGGACGATGGTCTTTTCCAGGCCGAAGGCCACGGTCTCGGAGAGAATGTTCCTGATGTAGGCATCAACCCACATGGGAGCAAAGCCGAAGTTGAAACGGACGAAGTCCTTGGGGATGAGGAAGTACGCGGTGTACTTCGCGCGATCGATATCAATGAATTTGATAGCGCCCTGAACCTGCGCAGTGATCGCGCTGGTGATAGGTCCCCAGCTTCCCAGAAGGCCGCGCATCTGCTTGGCGTTCATGACCAGGCGGACAGCGCCGGCGGCGTTCTGGATGTCGATGGCAGCCAGAAGGGGGTGAGCCTTCTGCATGTCCTGAATGACGCGGTCGATGATGGTGGGCACCATGTGGTCGGTCAGGTTCTGGATCTCCTGCTTCGCGCCGGACTTGGCGGCGTTGATGAATTTCTGGTACCACTCTGTCTCCTCAGAGGTCAGAGCGCGGAGGCCACGGCTCTGCAGGACCATCATGTCGGTGACGTTCCCGTACTGCTCAAACTCCTGCTCGATCCTGTTGGCCACGCTGTCGTGGAGCTCCTGGATCGCGCCCGCTGCCGCCTCAGCGTCTCCGTCCTGCATGGCCTGGGAGAGCTTCTGGACGATCTTGTAATTCTCCTCCTTCAGGAGATCTTTGTTTTTCATGATAGGCATAATATTTTCTCCTTTTCTTGGTTTGCTTATCTGGTTGCGGTCATGGCTGCCATCAGTGTCTCGCGGATCCGCTTCGCGGCTTCCTTGCGAGGGTCTGCCGGCGGCTCCTGGCCGGCCTGCATGCCTGCGGCCTGCATCATCCGGTTCATTTCCTGCTGTCTGAACAGCTGGTTCCGAAGCTCCTGGATGATCTCGTCTTTGTCGTCGTCTTCTTCCCCATCGTCCTCTTCGGCTTTGAAGTCGTCGATGACGTCGCAGAAGCCGTACTGCATGCAGGTCTGCGGATCGAGCATGGTTTCTTTCTCCATGAGCTCCTGCAGGGTCTGCTCGTCGATCTTTCCGTTGCTCCTTGCCAGATAAAGCTGGCGGGAAGCCGCGCTCAGAGCGTCGAGCTGTTCCGCGTAGTTCCTGAGCTGTTCGGCATTGCCCTCGCAGTACATCCAGGGGTTGTGAAGGAACATCGTAGTTCCGAGCCCCATGTGAATCTCTGACGCCGCCATGACGATGTCCATGGCTACGCTGTAGGCCATGCCATCGACATAGGCCGTGATCTTGTTCCCCTGCTCGCCCTTCTGTTTGAGCAGGTTGAAGATGGTCACGCCTTCGCCGACCTCTCCGCCGACGCTGTTGACGTGCAGTTCGATCTCCTCGCCGCTTGGGATGGCGTCCAGACAGTCGCGGAAGTGCTTCGCGCTCGTCTCCGAGTCGTTGTACTGCCACGTCTGCCAATTAAAGTCGCCCCTCTTGCGGACGCTGTCGTAGATGTAGAGCAGGTGCTTTGTGCCGCCCGCTGCCGTCGCCTCCTGCTTAAAACAGAATTTGAAATCAGTTCTCTTCGGCATTTTCTTCCTCCTTTCCCCCTTTTTCCTCCGGTTCCGAATTATCACTGTGTGGGGCATCGCCGCCCGGCACAGGTGCCTGTGTTGCGGGCGGATCGGTGCCCCCGTTCCCTATCTTGTTACTGTCCTCCATCGACTCGAGGTCGGAGAAGTTCTTGCTGATCAGGTGTTTCCTTGACCATTCGCTTCCGATCTCCGGCCTTCCGGTCAGGATCCTGATCTCGTCTATGGACGCCCCGCTGCCGAGCAGGTTGTAGGCGCCCTGTGCGGCCTCGAAGATGTCGGTATATTCGATGCCGGTGAGGTCGATCATCTGGTAGGTGCCCTTCAGGACTTCCTTGCCGTTCCTCTTCCGGTTGTTTTCCGTCTCGATCACATCCGCGATCGGCCGGATCCCGAAGGTGATGAGGTTCCTGGTCAGCTGTTTGACCTCTGCCGCAGTGCCCAGCATGAGCTGCGGCGGGATCTGTAGCGCGTTGGCCACCTTTGTTGTGATCTCTGTGGTCATATCTGTGATGTCCTTGACCTCTGAGGTCGTCCTCTTGGACGCTTCGGAGGTCTTGACCTGGTAATCGAAGCCCTTCCACATCGGCATGACTGCATTTTTGGCGTTGAAGTAGGACTTGAAGCGGTCGTTCATCATCTCGGTGAACACGTCGTTGAATGTCCTTGGCGTCCCGTCGCTCTTCTGGCCGTAGTTCTGGACCGCCGCTGCGTTTCCGTCGATGGTCAGGACGCCACGCTCGCCGGCACTCTTCTGGAATTTGTCCACCGCAGTGTCCAGGAGCTCCCTGTATCCCTCCATGAGGTAGTCCATGATCGACTTGACGTTCCGGCTGTTGAGCCGGTAGAAAAGCACCTGGTCCATCTTGAAGGACTGTGGAAAGGTGTACGGATGCACGACGCCGCTCTGGGAGTCAGAATTGACCACGACATTCCGGAAAACGTCCTGGTACAGGGCATATACCTCGTGTTCGTAGGAGTCCGCCACAACGAGCCCGCCTCTGGTCTCGATGACCAGGCACTCGTTCCTGTAGATCAGGTTCCAGACGATCTTCTGCAGGAATTCGTTCGCGTTGTAGTTGTAGTGCGGCGAATAATTCCAGAGATAGTATTCGTCTCCGTGGACTTCCTTGTTCCTGACGAAGGTCCTGATCTCACAAGCGCTCAGGGCGTTCGCGATGATGTTGATGCCGGTGCAGAGCGCGAACTCGTAGGTCATCAGCTCCGTCAGCTTCTCGCGGTCCACCAGCTCCGGCAGGTCCTCAGATCTGATGATCGCCTCGCCGGTGCCGAGCATCTTGTCCTGTATGAAATTCCAGAAATTCTTGAATACCGCCATCGGCGTTGCTCCTTAGAATGTCACTACCGACATGTCGACGTCCGGCATGTCGTTCATATCCGGCAGATAGTCCAGGCAGCACATGGCGTCCACGAATCCCATGAAGCCATCTGTCTTCCTGAGCTTCTGCTCGATCTTCCCGTAGAATGTGTTCCCCTTGCTGTCGAGGATCCTCTTGGTGTTGTTCGTATACCAGGCCATCATCCGGTCCCATCCACTGATCTGGTGATTGAGGAAGGCGCTGTTGATCAGGCTGCTGGTCTTCGCGATGTCGGAAGGCCGGACCAGATAGACGCGCTTGTTCTCTTTGTCGAAGGCATCGAAGCCATAATGCTTCAGAGCCTTGTTGAGCCAGGTGTACCTGAATGAGTCGATGCCGATCATGAGGATCCTGTACTTCTGTGCAAAGGACGCGATCCATGCTGCCGGCAGCTCCGGCGGGATCTCCACATCGTTGATGATGGTGCAGATGCCTTCCTTCTCCCACTTGTCGATCGGTGCGTGGATGTTCGGAAGATCTCTGGACTGTTTGCAGACAAAGGTGTGGTGGAAGCCGGTGATCATCTTTCCCTTCCGGAAGAGCACGTAGCATCCACAGAAGTCGTTGGTCTTCGTGTAATCGATCCCGGCCACACAGGCCATTCCCTGCTGCGGTTCGAAATCCCGCTGCCGCAGGCACGCCTCGATATCCTTCCACTCGGCGACCGCGCTCTGCGGATCCGAGATTGGGAAGTTGCATCTCTTTGCCAGAAACTCCGGATAGTAGTCCGGCGTCGAAGGCATGAGCTTGATCTCCTGCTCGATCGTGGACCGCAGGCTGTAGAAGGATGGATCCGCGATGGAAGGATTCGCTTTCACGATCTTGTTGATGTCCTTCCACTCGTCTTCCTCCTCGATCCGGAACCAATTTACAAAGGTCCTGTTCGCCGGATCATATTCCCGGAGGATGATCTCGTTCTGGGCCTTCTCGTCGTCCAGGACGCCGCCTCTGACATGGCCGTCGGTGGTGATGGTGATCTCTCTCCACCACTTCATCTTGCCTGTGCCAGACTTGAGGGTGTTCATGTTCCTGGTGTCGACGTACTGGTGCTTCTCGTCGTAGATTACGCATCCGGTCCTCTTGGAGTCCTTGTTCTTCGTCGACGTCGTATTGAGTCGGAACTCGGCGTTCATCTTCTTGCCGAGCACCATCTCGGCCATGCCCTTGAAGTTGGCCTTCAGGACCTTGGCGTATGCCGCTTTCGTCGGCTCGTTCACGAGGTTCGAGACGTCCTTGATGGACGTTCCCGCCTGGTCTTCGCCATTGGCGATCAGGTCGACGTTGTAGTTTTTTACTCCGTGGAGCGGTGAGATCATGTAGAGAGCGCAAAAATCGATAAAGCCATTCTTTCCGCTCCCTCTGCCCATGATGTCTCTGGTGACGTGGAAGTATATATCGTCGTAAGGAGCGCCCGGCACCCGGAGGAAGACCCCGAACATGATCGCGAATTGATACCGCTCCCACGGAAGGAGGTTGAACTCAAAGTATTTCTGCAGGCTCAGGCCCTTCCGGATCCGTTCCTCGTCCACGTAGACGTCCGGGCGTTCCAGAACCGGGATGATGTTGTTCTCGATCGACAGCTCCTGCTCCCTGCAGTGCTCGATATGGTTTCCCCGGATCAGGTAGATCCACTCGTCGATGTTCTTCTCATAGGTCGTCATCCTCTTCACCAATAATTCCGTCAGTCGTCACGCCCAGCGTCTTGAGCAGGGCGAGCATCTGCCGATTGACGATCGGGAGCTGCTTCGGTGATGCATTGTCTTTTCCGTCCGAAGTCCGGAGCCCGGTCTCCCTGATGTCGCTGATCAGGAGTTCCTTCAGGTCCCAGAGCTGCATATAGTCCTCGACCTGGTCGGTGAAGAGGGCGATGTCCGCCCCTTTGTTTTTGAGCTGTCCAATCAAGCTCTTCCGGACCTCTTTCCGGACCGTCTTCCTGCTCTTGGTCGCCATCAGCTGTTGCCTCTCTTCTTATCCGCGCGCGCATGTACGCGTGCGCCTCCGTGAAAATTCAAAAACTCGCCAGGAAAGTGTGGCCGCCGGTCGATATATAGGCGAAAATTTTTCAAATTTTTGACCCGGGGGGATTTGCGCGTTACCAGCGCTCCGCCGGAATTGATATCGTTTTGTGCCTATGGTTTTTCAACCAGTTTTCATGGATTAGAATTATCCTGTTCCATGATTCAGGTGTGATCATGGGCCTGCACGCCTTGCACTCCTCAATCGGTCTTTGTATCTCTACAAACTCCATCTCATGTCTTTGCAACACCTCCACTGGTGTTGGTGTTGTTTTAATGACATTTATGTGATGTGCTCCAGCCGCTTCTGCGGCCGAAATAAAACCGATCAGTAGTTTGCCCGCAACTTCTCTTGCCTTTCGCGTCTTGCGCCCGTAATCAAGAGCATCCGCCAAGAGGTCCATGTCGTATGTCACACGGCCTGTGCTCTCTGCGTATGTTGTCTTCCCGGCTCCCGGATATCCTGTGATGAATGTGATCCTCACCAGCGTTCCTCATTCACGAAGTTCTGTTTATGTCTATTGCGTTCAGGGTGCAGCTTCTCGTGGCATTCCTTACAGACTGATTCCAGGTTGTCATCCGTCAAAGCGAGAGCAGGTTCGTCCTGCAGGTGCTTTATGTGATGGACGAGCACGGCCTCTGTGTATCGGCCATGCTTCCTGCATTCCTGGCATGCATGCCTGTCTCTGGCGAGTATCTGCATGCGCTTCTTCTTCCAGGCATACGTCCTGTAGAATCCTTTGATTCCGTATGGTGATGTCTCTGTGATCCTGTGGATCAGGTCTGCTGTCTGCTTCTGGTCCTCTGTGTATCTCATGGCACTACAAAAGGCGGCCACGTATGTGACCGCCTTTCCGCATAAAACGAGAGGTGATTAACAACTGTGAGATCTTTGATCTCAGCTGCGCCCGATATCATATTATCAAGAGCATGCGTGCACATGTGTGCAAAGCGTGAAAATTATTCCGTCGGAAAATGCTGCAGCGCTCTGCCGTGGATGTACTGTGCCTTGCGCTTCCCGCAGTCCATCCTCTCCGCGATGTCCCACCATGTGAGAGGTTCTCCTGACCGGTTCTTGCTCTCGATGTACCTGAGTGTCAGGACCGTTCTTTCCTGCGCATCGTTCATCTCGTCGAGCTTGTCGAGTATATATGCCTCTTTGCCGATATATGCAGAGATCTTCGCCTCGTACCTCTCTGTGAGCTCATCGATCGTCAGAAGAGGATCCAGCAAATCCTTCTTTCTTCTGGCTTTCGGTGCTCCGTCTGTCCTGTTTGCCCGGATACTCCCTTTCAGGCTCTTCAGCTCTGCAATTCTTTCCTCGTAGACGCTCGCCTCGATCTTTTCTGCCTGATACGCTTTCAGGAATTCTTTTGCTGTCATTTACCACCTCACAGGTATGATTTACCAATCAGCCGGATAAAATCCTCTCTTG